GACGCTACAACAGGTTGGACATACACGGAGAAATAATATGGCAAATTACGAAGCAACTAAATACGATTTTACAGGTGCAAATTTAACAGGAATTGAAGGAACTGCTACAGGTACCATTTTACCCTGGTCATCAGCATCTGTTCCATCAGGATTTTTAGAATGTGCTGGAGCAGCAGTTTCAAGATCAACTTACTCTGCATTATTCGGTGTTGTAGGAACAACTTACGGTGCAGGTGACGGTTCAAGTACTTTTAATTTACCTAATTTGGCAGATAACGTTCCAGTTGGAAAATCTGGAAATAAAGCTTTAGCTTCCACAGGAGGAGCCAATACAGTGACCCCAACAGGTAACGTTGCAGGTTCTACAGCTAACGCTACTTTATCAACAGCACAATTGGCTTCGCATAGTCACTCTGGTGGAGCAGGAAGCTTTCCAACAAACGTACCCCGATCGGGGCTTCCAGAAGGTCCTAATACTACGGGAGCAACCCCTGGTAGCACAGGTGCCTCAGGTTCAGGGAGCGGTCACTCACATAACATGTCAGCTAACTTTGCTGGATCCGCTAACTCAGTATTGCAACCTTACTTAACTTTATTATATATAATTAAAACATAGGAATAAATATGACATTAAATTCAAATTGGACAGTAGTTTTTGATGATAAATCAATTCTTAAACAAAAAGGAGATGGAGCAGGAAACGTATATATTATTAATGATGATGCTTTCTGGTCTCAAAGTAAATTTTCAAATATATGGGCTATTCAACATGGTGCTTCTGTTTCTACAGATGAAGTAGAACATAGAGATGGAACTCCACACAGCACTTATACAGATGCTAATTTAGGTGATTTTAGTGAGTTCATAAACAGATGGGATTCTGCTCATTTAGCTAAGTTACAAGCTGACTGGGATACAGATACCGTTGATGGCGAAACTGACGCTGAAAAAATCACTCGATTAGGCGCAAGACCTACTTCTTACTCTTCTATCTAGACAACTCATTTTATTTTGATATAAATTCTATTAAAGATAGATTTATGAAATTAGAAGAATGCATAGTTGTATTAAATAATATAGTCAAACAAGACTTTATAGATATTATTATAAAATACATTGATAAAAAAGCAACGGGAAAAATGTCCACAGTAGGCGGTTTAAAAGAAGATACTAGGAACGTATATGGACATTCTTTACGCAAAGACAATGTATCTGATAAAATTTTTTTTAGACATATTGACCATGTAATTAAAGATCATTATACCCACTATAAAGTTAAATTTCCTTGTATATCCCCTGAAAAAATAGCACAAATAGATTTGTTAAAATATACTCATGGAGGTAAGTATGAAATACATACAGATGAGTCAGCGAAATGTTGGAGAACTTTAACTTGCATACTTAATCTAAATGAAGAATATGAAGGAGGTGATTTTGTAGTGTATGCTCAAGATGGAAAGACAGAAATGAAAAGAATTAAATGTAAAACTGGAACATGTATAATGTTTCCCAGTAATTTTTTATTCCCTCATAGAGTTGAGCCTATAACTTCGGGAGAAAGGTACAGTATTGTAACATGGCTAACATAAGGCAATTTAAATACAAATTAATAAAAAATTTCTTTTCTGAAGAAGAGATAAATATATTAAAGTTATATTGTTCTAAAAAATTAGATGAAGATTGGAAGTGTGATCCAGACTTGTCTTTTACTCCCAGTTGGAGTAACGACATTTTAATGAATACTCTACTAGAAACAAAACTTCCAAGAATGGAAAAAGAAACTAATTTAAAACTATTTAAAACTTATACCTATTGGAGATATTATATGCACGGTTCTGTATTAGACGATCATAAAGACAGGCCTTCTTGTGAGATATCTGTTACCGCTTGTATTCATCAAACAGAAGCATGGCCAATACATATGAATAACAATTGGATTGAAATGAAAGAAGGGGATGCTGTAATCTATCTTGGATGTGAGTTAGAGCACGGCAGAAAACAATTTGAAGGAGATGGTTGTGCTCAAGTATTTATGCATTATGTAGATTCTCATGGTAAATATAGCCATTTTAAAGATGATAATGAACATGCTAAAAAAGAATGGAAAAAAAAGAATGGAAAATAAAAAAAGACACATAGAGCTTAAAGACCATATTGGTATTTATGATGGATATGTTCCAGATGTAGATTGCGATCAAGCAATCAATTTTTTTAAACAAGAAAACGACTTAAACAAGGCTTATGATAGACTGCAATCTGAAAACTCTAATTTAAACAAAAAAAATGATAAATCAATTACTCTAAATGAACATATAGAAACTTGGTTTGATGAATTTAAACCATTATTAGTTAATTTTGATATGGCATTAAGGCATTATCAAGATGCAACAGGTGTGTTAGACGCTTATACAATAAAAAATCTTAAATATACTCGCCTCAAAATTCAAAGAACATTACCTACTCAAGGTTATCATGTATGGCATTTAGAGCATGGTTCTGGAATGGATCAATCACAAAGAGCTTTGGTATTTACTATTTATTTAAATGATGTTGAGGAAGGAGGAGAAACAGAATTTCTTCATCAATCTATACGTGTTAAACCTGTTAAAGGTAGATGTGTTATTTGGCCTGCTGCGTTTCCTTATGTGCACAGAGGTAATTCCCCTTTAAAAGGAGAAAAATATATTATGACTTCTTGGCTACTTTTGCCAAATTAATTTTCTCAGATGCTTCCCAATCTGGGATATCTACAATATTTGCAACTAAATTATATCTAGTAAGATCATCGGTTACTTCTGGAACTCCATGTAAAATACGTGGTTCAAAAATATAGTAAGAACCTACTTGTGGTTTAATGGTTATTTTTAATTCTGGAACAACAAGAGGACTTCCTTCTGTTAAATATAATATAATATGATGAGCATTGTGAACATGCATTTGAACATGTTCCCCTTTTACTAATTCATTTCCCCACGCTTGTATCTCAGGTTTATTTGCATACCATTTATCTTTAGTAAAGATAGGGTTTATATTTTGATTTTTTTTAATTACATAGTTTAAAAATCTATTAAATTCTGGTGTATCATTAAAAAATTCCCAATCTGTCTTACCTCCTTTTACATTGGTAACATTTCTTTCTTTAATGTTTGTTTTAATCATAGTGGTCATATTCATCATATCGACAATATTGTCGTAAACACCATGAGATATTTGAGTGGTCTTAGGGTAAGTGACTAATGTACTGTAGGTAAAATTTTCATCCTCTTTAATAGGATCTATTATAATCATTCTTTAGAATCAAACATTAAAATATGTTTTTGGGTTATGTTTTAAACTGTAATTGATTAACTTAAAAAAATCAACAGGATCGCATGAGTTTTCCTGTAGCTCATATGGATTTGCTTTCTTTTCAGGGATGTTTGGTGCTATATCTTTTAACTTTAAAGATGTTCCTGATCCTAAATCAAATGTTCCTATTGGAAGTTCTTTCATTTGTGACAGTTTGTAAATAACTTCACACACATCTTCAACATGAATAAAATCTCTACTGTGTCCTTTACTGATATAGTCTAAAGTATTATTTTTAAATTTATATCCAAATAAATCTTCTTTACCTTCATACGTATCTGCATACAAATTAGTTAATCGTAAATTAGTTCCAAATTCGTTAAAATCTTCAGCGACTTTTTTTGTTGTCGCATATGGATTTAACCACCATTGTTTTGCAGCGGACGTAGAGGTGTAGATAGTAGGTATGTTATGTTTAAAAACTTGTTTACTTCCTTCTACATTAACGTTCCAATATTTTTCAGGGTTATGTATGCTTTCTCTAACTCCTGGTTTCGCTGCCAGGTGTATAATTAAATCACAATTATTAGGAGGAGTAAAATCTAATATGTTGTTATTTTCTTTAATGTCATAATTAATGGCATTCACAAAATATTTTTTTAAATGAGAACCTAACCAACCTGAACCTCCTGTAATAACTATCATGTTAAATCTACCTGATTTGTTTTTTGTCCAAATTTTTTAGGGAATACATTCATACTAAATGTATATCTATTATGAGTACTTTTATTTTTTGTAACCATGTGAAGCATAGAAGAAGGAAAAATTATTACTTTATTTTTAACCGTAGGTTCTTTATGTAAGATAAAAGGATGGAAATCTTTGGATAAACAATTACCTTCTTCGTCATACCAATCTAATAATTTAAAATTAAAAGAAGCACCTGAAGAGCCTCCTCTAGGTCTTAGAGGATACACATATAATTTTTGGTCTACCCATTCATTAAGCCTGTATAAAATAGTATCGCACTCAGCATCATTTAAATACCATATACAGGTCAACATACAATTAGCATGATCGTGAGGAGAATGAAATTCCCCTTGTTTAGTGCAATTGACTTGAGAATTAGTGATATGTAAATTACTGGCTTCAAATCCATTTTCTTTTACAATGAGCTCCATTTGTTTTAAAATAATATCCGCACCTTTTTCTATAAAAGTGTTTTTATGTAGTTGTAAATCAGAGCAAGTTGAATTAGGCCTAAAAAAACCTTTTTTAAAATTTAAGTTTTTTACATGCTTAAAGACAGAATTAGTTATTTCAGGATTCATCTGATAAGTGTAGATATAAGATGAATTAATATTTAATTTGTTGGACATATCTTTAAACCATGAAGTAAAGTGTTTTTATTTATCATTTTTTTTAAACCTGTTATGGAGTTAATCTCTTTAATCAACGAAGGCAACTGCGTAGTCTTATTGCTTGTTTTCCAAAAACCATAATATTCTTTTGATCTATCTCTAAGCCATAAAGAAGGAAAAGTTTTAAGAGACGCATTATTAAAATAAAAACTAGGAGATAAAAAAAGTTGATCTCTCTTTTCAAAACGTTTCCAAAGGTTCCACCATTTGGTATTTATTTTTTTTACTTTATCGGTATTGTTTCTAATTATTTGACCCGCTAGAATACAGGTATGTGTATTAAAATCGTACTCAAGAGATTTTAAATAACGAGTCATTTTTATAATACTACTGTAGTCAATATTTTTAAACAATAAAAAACAGCATTCATCTAAATACGTTTTTCTAGTATTGTGCAAGGCGGTAGCAAAATCAGTCTCTTGAATACACTCATTTAATTTAATTTTTAAATCAGGTTTAAAAATAGTATTTGTATCAAAATAAACGTTTGGTTGATTAAATAGTTCATGACTTAATATTTTACATTTCCTCTGTGTATATAGTTCATTTTTTTCTATAGGTATTTTTTTAAACTGCCATTGACCATGTTTATTTTTTATGTCATGTGTATGAAAAAATATATACTCAATACCTGATTCAAAATATTTTTGTTCTGGGATAATAGGGTGATCTCCAGTTAAACAAGTGTAGACAATCATATTTTTATCTTCATAAGTACTAGGTTATTTTACCTGTTTCGACATTAAAATATCATTATAAAGGAATAAATCAAGCTAGATTGTACTTATTCCTTGTATAATATATAATGTTTTTATGCCTTTAAATTTAATTAATATAAAACCAGGCTTTAATAAACAAATAACCGATACCGCAGCTGAAGGACAGTATGTGGACGGTGATTTTGTACGTTTTCGTTATGGCTTTCCTGAAAAAGTAGGAGGTTGGTCTAAAATTACTACCAATACGTTAGCAGGTGCTACCAGAGCACAGCACCAGTGGTCTGATCTAGATGGCAATAGATATGTAGCCCTTGGTACTCAACGAGGATTATTTCTTTATTATGGAGGAGCGTTTTATGATATTACTCCTTTAGAGACAGCTCAAACGGGAGGAACATTTACTACAGCTAACACCTCGCCAACGGTCACCGTTAACTTAGTTGGACACAACATGATTGCAGGAGATTACTTTACTTTTACTAGCGTAACTCCACCAGTTGGAGCGGGATATACTGCAGCGAATTTTACTGATCAAACTTTTGAAGTAATTAGTTCAACGATTAATACATTTACCATAACGATGGCAACGAATGCAGGGACTACTGTTGCAGGGTCAGGGGCATGTACTATCAACAGATACGTTAAAGTAGGTCCTATTGGACAGACATTTGGCTTTGGATTTGGCACAGGTGGTTACGGAGGAGCATCTGGACTTACTACAACTTTAAACGGATTACTACAAGATGATGCCGCAGGTACTGGAGGATCTGGAACTTCTATTACACTTACATCAACAGCAGGGTTTCCAACAACGGGAGTAATTAAAGTTGGAGCAGAATTTATTTCCTATACAGGTATTTCAACTAATGATCTTACAGGAATTACAAGAGCAGTTTCTGGAACACGATCAGCTCATGCTACTTTAGCAGGCGTAGAATATTTTACTGCATGGGGTTTAGCTTCATTATCTTCTACGGTTCAACTAGATCCAGCTACTTGGAGCTTAGATAATTTTGGGCAAATATTAACCGCCACTGTATTAAAGGGAAGAACTTTTACATGGCAGCCTATAAGTAATAACAATAATGCTCTAGAAACTAGAGCGACTATTATGACGGGCGCTCCTACTAGAACAGCTGTTTCGATAGTGTCCGACACAGATAGACACTTTATACATTTAGGAACGGAAGTAACGATTGGAGATACTTCAAGTTTTGATCCAATGTTAATAAGGTTTTCCGATCAAGAAGACTTTAATGAGTATCAGCCAACTTCTATTAATACAGCAGGTACTTTTAGAATAGATGACGGAACTCATATTGTAGGTGCCATAAGAGCAAAAGATTATATTTTAGTTTTAACAGATACAGCTGCATACACTATGCAGTTTGTGGGAGCTCCTTTTACTTTTAGTATTCGAAAAGTAGGTTCTAACTGTGGTTTAATGAGTTCTAAATCACCTGTATTTGTAGATGGTATTGTTTATTGGATGGACGATGCAGGTTCTTTTAATGCATACAATGGAACCGTTGTTAAAATACCATGTTCAGTGGAGGACTTTGTATTTAATACCGCCAATCCAGGGGATTTAGGATTTAACTATGATGCGGGAAAATTAGTATATGCTAGTCACAACTCATTATTTAATGAAATAAATTGGTTCTATCCGTCAAATACATCTTCTGAAATAGATAGATGTGTTACTTATAATTATCAAGACAAAGTTTGGTATACCAGTTCTTTAGCTCGTAGTACGTATTACGATGCTCATTTATTTAATAAACCTTATGCTACTTCTTTTTATGATGAAGGAGTACCCACTTTTCCTGTTATACAAGGAATAACTAACACTTCTGGATCTTCTACTTTTTGGGAACACGAAACGGGAGTAGATCAATTAGAGGATGGAGTAACTACTACTATTACTTCTTTTATAGAATCGG